TGCTTGAGATTAAATGTCCAAGGGCCAAGAAACACACCGAGACATTATTATCAAATGAGATACCAAGCGACAACATACATCAAGTTTTGCATTATTTCACAGTAAATCCAAAGTTAGAAACGATGTATTTTGTATCTTATAGACCTGAATCAAAGGTAAAATCATTGTGGTATAAAGCACTTACAAAAGATTCCAAAATTGATTTAGGAACAAAAGCTAAACCTAACATTAAAACAGTTGCTGAATGGGTTGAGATTGCACGTGAGGAAGCTGGAAAGATTAACCACGAATTAAATATGGCGTTGTTAAAATTAAATGAAATGTACGTATGAAAACAGCGGTAGAATGGATGGAAGATACCATAGATAAAAAACATATGGGTGAATATCTTCAGTCAGTAATTAACCAAGCCAAAGAAATAGAAGTAAATTTAACACAACAATATGCTGAGTTTTTAATTCTATGCGATAGACGTGGAATGAAAATAGTAAAGTTTAAAGATTGGTGTGAGCAGTATGATAAAAAAACAATTTAAAACAAACAAAAATGAGTACAATTAAAGGAAAAGTAATCGTTAAAAAAGATACGATTAAGGTAACAGAAAAGTTTAACAAGAGAAATTTTGTAATTTTAGAAGCTGGAGATTATCCACAAGAAATCGAAGTTGAATTACAACAGGATAAATGTAATCTTATTGATTCAATCGAAGTAGGTCAAGAAATTGAAGCACATTTTAATTTGCGTGGTAGAAGTTGGACTAATCCACAAGGTGAGATTAAGTGGTTTAATACGATTGTTATATGGAAAATTGATGCAATGGCTAAAGAGATGAAATCTACAAGTGAGAAGTTGTCTATTGCAGACGAAGTAGGTGATAACTTACCATTTTAAGTTACACTAAGTAGGTTACTGTAAACAAATCTACGGTTGTCGTAACTGATAGCCGTAGTTTTGTCCAGTTTTTTAACAATTTAACTTGATAGGAAATGAAATTAATTGAATATTTATTAGCTATCGGCTACATACCATTCAGGTATTCAAGAAGCGGTTTAGTTCCATGCACTAATCCTTACGATTATTCTACAATGCGAGAAGGTGGACTTGATGTAAGGTTGATAAAAGGAGATTCAGTATTCACTATTGGCTTACACGAACATAAAAAGCCGCCAACATTAATAAGTCCAAGACCAAGAATTTTAATACAGAAAACAATCGTTGTAGATTCTGTTGAAAAAGACATCGTAATAAACGAAATTGAAGACGACGCAATGAATATTGTGCTAAAAGAAGTAGGGTGCGAGGATATATTTAAGGCAATTAACGACAAATCATTTTGCTTTGAGTTTGATTTAAGAGAATCTTTTTAAAATAATATAGTTGCAATTGAAAAATTAATATATATTTGTAGAAATTATTAACAATTAACAATAAAAAGTATGAGCAGTCAAACAATTAGAATTGAATTAGAAGGAGTAGATTTGGAAATCGAATATTATTTCGAAACACCATACGATTTAGATGAACAGCAACTTGAAACGTTGCGCATTGAATCAATTACAACGCTACACAAAGATGACATCACAGAATTAATGTGGCATCACAGAGAAAAGATAGCATTCGCAGTATATGATAAGTTAGACCAAATGAATTATTAAGAAATTATGTATAAAAATATATTTAAAGCACTCGAAAATAGATTCAAGGAATACGAATCACTTGAGAAGTATTTGGATTCGCATATAGACGAATTGCAGACAGAAAATCAAAGGTTAATTGAGCAAATTGCAATACTAAAAGCAGAGTTGAATTACGCTCAATCACAATTAAATCAAGGTTTAACTGATTAACTTATAAACAATGCTAAACTTTATCTATTTATTAGTCATATATTTGTTAAAATTAGACTAATGACAAATGAGTTGGATAATACCAATCGTAAATAATCATAAGGAGTGGACTAAATTTGTTCACTCTTTTGGCGAATACTTTTTTGCGGAAGATATCGTTCAGGAAACTTACATTAACCTATTGAAGTGGAGCAGCGAGGATAAGCTATTCACAGATGGTAAAATCAATAAAGGCTATATGTGGTTATCTTTAAAAAATACCTTCTTACAACACGTCAACAAAACCAAGCGCATCAAGTACGTTTCTTTAGAAAATCTTTATATGATGGAAATGCAGAATAATACAGAGATGTTGGTTGCGAAGAATGCTATTGAACTAAAAATAGTAGAGGAAATAGATTCTTGGCATTGGTATGATAAGATGTTATTTGAAGTATATCGCAATGAAAAAACTTCCATGCGTAAAATGGCAGCTGAAACAAAAATAAGTTTATCCAGTATATTTAACACCATTAAAAACTGCAAAGAGAAGATACAAGATAATGTAGGCGAAGATTGGGAAGACTATATCAACGGAGATTTTGAACTGCTTTAAATGGAAGATAAAGTATATTTATTGTTTACCAAAATAAGATGTTATAACACTAATTTTTTTGGTATAAAATCAATCCATTATGAGACTATTCAAAGTGGCGCAATTGATTTTGATACGTTACAAAAGCGGATTGAATCAAGTAGTAAAGATGAAAATGTAGTAGAACAATATTATTACATTTTGGATATGCATCGAGTATTAAACAAAAACACAAAAATTTAATTATATAGATATGGCAAGACCAAAAAAAACACAAGCAACTGGATTAGGTGACACAGTAGAATCCGTATTAAAAGCTACCGGAATAGATAAGGTAGCTAAATTCTTATTAGGCGAGGATTGTGGATGTGATGCAAGAAAGGAAAAACTAAACGCATTATTTCCATATAAGAAACCATTATGCTTAACAGAGACAGAATATGAATGGTTAAAAGATTGGTTACCAAAAAAAATAAACCGAGTTATACCATCAGACCAAGTGCAAATTTTAGCAATTTACAATAGAATATTTCACCAAAGAAATGAATATTCTACTTGTGGAACTTGTTTAGCGAGCGTTATTGATGAGTTAAAAGTTGTTGTAAAAACTTACGAAGAGGCTGAATGAGATACTACATTGCAGTAATAAACGATAAATTGCATATGAAAGAATGGGCAAAATTAAAAGATACATTGAAAGTTGCTGATGTGGCATACATGGTTTATTATAGTGATGTAAAACAGATTGAATTGAATCAGGTAAGTAGTAAGATATTTTACGAGATGGTTTATAGTGAGAATTGAATAAACAATATTTTTATCAGATGGAAGAAAAGAAGAAGAATGGTGGCGTAAGAGCAGGTGCAGGAAGACCTACAAAGGTAGATGAGTTAAAAGCTAATGCTATATTCATTAACGCACTAAAAGTTCTTTACAAGCAAGATTTAGACGACGATAATAAAATCGCATTTGTTGTAGATTTATTGGATAGCCAACGAGGTCAAATATTTGTAGCGGAACATATATTTGGTAAGCCTAAAGAAACAGTTGAAACAACATTGAATGTAAACGATTTCAATATAAAAGACTATTTCAAAGTTGGTAACGATAAGTGACAAATACGATAATTTAGGTTCTGATTCGAGGTACTTTATAATAACTGGAGGACGAGGTAGTTCAAAGTCATTTAGTATAACTACTTTCTTAAGTTTGCTTACACGTGAATCGGGGCATATTATTCTGTTTACACGTTATACGTTAGTATCGGCAAGCATTAGTATTATTCCGGAGTTTATAGAGAAAATTGAATTGCTCGGAATGGCTAACGATTTCGCAGTTACAAAGGATGAGATAGTTAATATTAATACGGGTAGTAAGATTATATTTAAGGGTATTAAAACGAGCAGCGGAACACAGACTGCCAATCTTAAATCATTGCAAGGAGTTACTACTTGGGTGTTGGACGAGGCAGAAGAACTAACAGACGAAGATACATTTGACAAAATTGATTTGTCCATACGGCATAAGACTAAACAGAATCGTGTTATTCTTATTTTAAATCCTGCTACCAAAGAACACTTCATATACCAACGATTCTTTGAGGGTAAAGGAATTGAGGGTGGTGCGAATACGATTAAAGGAGATACAACGTATATACATACAACTTACTTCGATAATATACATAACTTATCCGAATCATTCCTATCTCAAATAGAAACGATTAAGGAAAGAAGACCTGATAAGTATAAGCACCAAATATTAGGTGGTTGGCTTGATAAAGCGGAAGGAGTTATATTCACTAATTGGACAATAGGTAAATTCAAGGATGTTGGTAGCGTTGTATATGGGCAGGATTTTGGATTTAGCGCAGACCCTACAACATTGGTAGCGACTTCGATTGATTCGGTTAATAAAATTATATATCTTAAATTACATCTATACCAAACTGGCTTAACCACATCGGACATTTATAGGCTTAATAAATCAATAGCAAATGACTGCCTAATTGTAGCGGATTCAGCAGAACCACGTTTAATAAACGAATTGCGAGATAAAGGCTTAAATATAATGGAAGCAATTAAAGGGCAAGGAAGCGTTACGTATGGTATTAGTTTACTTCAAGATTATGATTTAATAATTGATGAGGATTCGATTGATTTGATTAAAGAATTGAATAACTATTCTTGGCTTGAGCGTAAAAGCAAAACACCAATAGATAAACATAACCACGCATTAGATGCTATTCGTTATGCGGTAGGTTACCAACTTGATAATCCATTCCATAAACAATACCACATAAGATGACAGATGATTTACCACATATGAAACGAGTAGTTGAGCAGTACATATTCGATAAGAAAGGAATATGGATAACAATCATATTCGATGACCTTATGAGAATGCATTTACACTTTAAAATGTTAGCTGCTGCATATGACATCGCATTTGCTTACAACAATAAACCTAAAATTTAATTATAATAATATGAAGGTCGAATTAATTATACCAACTTCTTTAAATGAGATTCCATTAAAGCACTATCAGGACTTCCTGAAGATGCAGAAAAATAGCAATGACGAGGAATTTATCGCACAAAAAATGATTGAAATCTTCTGCGGTATTGAATTGAAAGATGTAGTTAAGATGAAACTGACTACAATAAACGAATTGATAGTACATTTTGCAGAACTATTTGATACGAAATCTAAATTCCAGCCAACATTTAAAATAGGAAATCAAGAGTTTGGATTTATTACGAACTTGGAAGACATAACTTTAGGTGAATATGTGGATTTAGAATCGCATTTGAACGATTGGGAAACCTACCACAAAGCAATGGCAGTTATGTATAGACCAGTTACCAAGAATTTCAAAGGTAAATACGAAATAATTGATTACAATCCTAATCCCGATATGCAAGAATTAATGAAGTTTGCGCCACTTGACATTGTGCTTGCATCTTCTGTTTTTTTTTGGACTTTAGGAAAAGAATTATTGCAGGCTACGATTACTTATTTAACTCTACAAGTTCAGATGAACAAGGATTTTCAAGCGACTTTTCAGAACAAACTCAATTTGCCAAGCAATGGGG